AAGGTAGTGTCTTAATGTACAACTGTAGGCTACTACATTCTAGTATGCCAAATTATTTACCCGAACCGCGACCTATGCTATTGCTTAATTACCTAAACGGTGCTATAGTAGAAGATGTAAAGAAGATAGACAACATTTGGAGTTCTAATGGCTAATCATATTATGATCGATATGGAAACACTCAGTACCGACGTTTCCACAGTAATACTTACAATTGGTGCTGTGCGTTTTGACCCTCGCGGTGTCGGCGTAATTGAGAAACTTGAGCTTCGTCCAACTATGGAAGAACAGACTGAAATTTTCAATCGCACTATCAGCGATGATACGCTTCGTTGGTGGGGCGAACAGAGTCCCGAAGCTATCGAAGAAGCTATGGGCGACCGTGACCGTATCTCTTATAAGGAAGCAATGGAAAAACTTTATCAGTTCTGCTGGAATCGCGGTGACAAAGTTTGGTCTAACGGATCCGGCTTTGATATCGTGATTGCAGAAAGCGCATTCCGTGACCATGACATGAAGTATCCTTGGCAGTTTTGGAATGTGCGTGATTGTCGCACTGTCTATGACCTTGCTGGAGTCTCATTGAAAGACGGTGGACACGTTACAAGTCACAAAGCAGTAGAAGATGCAGAGCGTCAGGCTATTGTTGTGCAGAAGGCTTATCAGAAGCTTATTCAAGCAGGCATGACTCACATTCGATGAGAATTGACTCCGACATTGACATTGATTTGGGTGACCGTGAACAACTATTGAAGTTGATTGCGCATACTCCTGCGGCAATGCGCAATGTTGACCCTATACGCAAACATCCTAGCGGAGTCTACATTACAGATATACCGTATGATCCTGCGTATGATATGGCATCAATTGATTATACCGAAGCAGAAGAACGCGGCTATTTCAAACTAGACTTATTGAACGTCCATGTGTATGAGAATGTCAAGGATGAATTGCATCTAGTTAATCTGATGCAAGAACCTAATTGGTCTATGCTCAAGAATCGCAATACAGTGGAACAACTGATTCACCTCAACAACTCGTTCAATATTATGCAACGTATGCCTGAGCCAATTGATAGTATTCCTAGGCTAGCGATGTTTCTTGCTGTAATGCGTCCTGCTAAAAAACATTTGCAGGGCTTAACATGGAAAGAAGTCGCAAAGACTGTTTGGGATAAAGATCACGATGGCTATAGCTTCAAAAAAAGCCATGCTATCGCTTACGCACAATTAGTTGTTGTGCATATGAATTTATTGAAGGAACAAAATGCTTAAAAACTCTATTATTGAAATTCCAAATTGGCCCACAGAAGGCGTAAACTTCAAAGACCTTAGTAATGTGCTAACTAAGCCGGGCGACTTTCGTTGGGCATTAGATCGTCTTAAGATGTTTATGATGGTCAGCGGCGTAGATTGTATTGCATCACCGGATGCTCGTGGGTTCATTTGGGGCGCGCCTGTTGCTGCTGAACTTGAATTGCCTTTTCATATGATTCGCAAGCCGGGCAAATTGCCTCCCCCGATTATCAGTCAGTCATATGAGTATGAATATGATAGCGGTACACTAGAAATTAAAGGTAATACTGACATTGGTGAAGGTACTAAGGTTGGTATAATTGATGACGTTAATGCTACCGGCGGGACAGCACTAGCAACCATTCAACTATTAAGCAGAATTGGCGTAAGGCCGGAGGATATTTTTTATGCAAGCGTTATTGACCTCACGTATCTCAACGGGAGCAACAAGATTCGTGAAACAGGTGCAACAGTTTTATCACTTGTATCATATGAATCTGATTAAATGGTTAGGTACCACAGGCGTAATTGTAGCAACAATTCTTAGGGCGTTTGGTTACCACACAGAAGACATGATCGTTGGGTTCATGGGAACCGCAATGTGGGCGTATGCTTCTTACGTAGAACGTGACCGCGCACTATTGACTTGCAACGTCTTTATTCTTGCTGTATTAGTATATGGAATTTTTGCATGAATGATATTATTTTATTAGCAATGCCCGAAGAAGCTCCCTCACTTGTGGGTAAGAGCAATGTATTCTACACCGGCGTAGGCAAAGTCAACGCTGCAATTGTTGCCGCTACTCTTATTGAACGATATAAGCCCAAGAGAGTATTCAACTTCGGTACTGCCGGTGGCATCACTACGGATCACGGTGGCATTTATAAATGTACTACTTTTACCCAGCGTGATGTTATCCTAGGCGGCTGCATTGTTGGGCCTCAAGCAGAAGTATTACATGCTCCTATCGTGATCAGTGACGATGGATGTGTACTGAGTACAGGTGACAACTTTGTTACTGACACTTATAATATCAACGCTGACCTAGTTGATATGGAAGCATTTGCTATTGCTAAAGCGTGTCAAGTTGCAGGAGTAGAATTCATTTGTCACAAATATATCAGCGATATGGCTAATGACGAAGCGCCTGACCACTTTGTTGATCATGTTCATAAGGGCGAAGATTACTATATTGAGATTTTGAAAGAATATGGAGTACAACTATGAACTTAGCACTGCTTGAAGAAAATCATTCTCAGTTACTTGAAGTCTCAGAAGAATGGGACTTTAGAATTGACGGAAGCCCCGAAGAACTTGTCAGAGCTATGTCAAAGTTCATGGCGGACAATGGTGGCGTAGGTCTTGCTGCGCCTCAGCTAGGTATTAAGAAGCGCATTTTTATCATGGGTAACTTCACTAAGCTTGTGGCTTGCATCAATCCTAAGATTGTATCATTGTCTGAGGATCGTGCAAATGATATTGAGGGCTGTTTGAGCTTCCCTAATTTGTTCATGAGGGTAAAACGTCCTACAAAGTGTGTTGTGCAATATTATACTGCATCAGGCGAATTAGTTGAGCGTGAATTGACTGGATTAGAAAGTCGTGTATTCCTACATGAATATGATCACTTGATTGGAGTTACATTCAATCAAAGAGTAGGAGACTTGTCATTTAAGATGGCTAAGGATAAGCGCAAAAAAGAATTAAAGAAATTGAGTAGAAAGGATTCATAATGTCAACATTTGACACAAACGTAACAATGGGAAGTATCACTGACCATGAGACTGGTAAAAAGATAAAGAATATTATCGGGAAATACATAACTCATTCTATTTCTCAAGAGCTATGCGATAAGATTATGGATGACCTTAAAGAGGTGTTCGGGGAAGATCGGTCTGCTCAAGTAAATCTTGATGATGAGACGCATGAAATTGAAATTATTATGCGTGATAGTAATGGAAGATTTATTAAATGTTCTTCAATAACATTATTCCCTGAGGAATATTTGTAAGAGTTAGGGCATCCGCTTAACGAGCGTAATGCTTCTACGCTTTGCTCTTTTCTTCGTAAAGTCTGTCATACAGACAACAGGACCATGAACGATTACTAGACCTTTATTGTTGAATGTTTTGATGTAGGGCTTGAAGATTAGCCATTCCTCTTTTAAAAAAATATTGATAGGAATAGATCTATTTGACTCCCACCACCATACATCACCTAATTCTAAAAACCTTGTTCTCAGTTCAGGTGAAACAATAGATCCGTAGTCATATAGCGTAGTAACATTATCATCCCTATTTTGGATTATCCCTACATAATCCTGACTACTGTAGGAACATATAGTGATGAAAGGGTGGTTCTCGCTAAGTTTGTTGAAAAAATCTTCGTTCATAATCTATGCTCTATTTACACCATTTTACCCAAACTATTTATTTTAGTAATAAATACTTGTCAAGGAGATAAATTTGTGTACGCCACTTCCGTTTTTATATATGTCCAGCGACAAATTGTAGTTCTTCTTACAGGAAATTCACCGAGAAAATATATGCCAGTATACGCTAAACCATTAACCCTGCACAAGGGCGTTGACAACAGAATTCAATTTCAGTTCTTGAATCAGGAACAGAAGCCAGTAGATATTACTGGAAAAAGCATCACGTGCCGAATCTTGAATTATGACGGCACCGAAGTCCTTGTTAGAAAAGCATTAGATTTAGATTTTGCACTAACCGGCATTGCTTCGCTTAGATTGAACGCAGCAGAGATTGAAGATATTCCTGCACAGAAAGCATATTACACCTTAGAAATTCCTGAAGGTACATTTGACTTTCCAGTATTCGTAGACCAGAATGCAGGAGCAAGAGGAGACATGAACATTGTCAACTCTATCCTTCCTTCCTTCGTTCCTTCTGAGATAGTTACTATTCCAACTGGACAGCCTTTCCCTAACATCAGTAATAGTTCAGGTAACTCAAACATGGTGTATTATACAAGCGTAATCAATACACAAGATAATCCAATATTAACTATTCAAACAAAGTATGAAGAATTTTACGGCAATGTAACTATTCAGGGTTCTTCTATTGTTGACGGTGATTGGTATGATATTGTCAATGATACGGATTTAGCTAATGTTTCAGATACAAAAGGCTATACTATTACCGGATTCCACCCATATGTTAAAATGGAATTCTCTAGTAATTCGGGCGCGGTAACCAATATACTTGCACGTTAACTACTTTAGTGCTATATTCAATTAATGTTTGATATCCTGACAATTATTCCGGGGAAAAAGAAAGCTGCCTCTAAAGGATGGCACAGCTTTGACGCGGTTTGTTGTCATCATAATGGGCATAGGCGGGACGATAGAGGTCGCGGTGGCATCGTATTTGATAGCGATGACGATTGGACATATCACTGTTTCAACTGTAACTTTTCTACTAGATTTGTATTGGGTCAACCTCTTGCAGCTAAAGTTAGACAACTATTAAGTTGGTGCGGCATCCCAGAAGAACAAATCAACAAATGGAGCTTTGAAAGTCTGCGTCACAGAAGTCTATTAGACATGGTAGCAGATTCAAAACCCAAATGGAAAATTAAGTTTGATGAAGTAAAACTCCCTAATGATGCAGAACTGATTGATCCAAACAACCCTAATCATGAAAAGTATATTGAATACTTAACTAAAAGGGGCCTAGCTGTTGATGATTTCTCGTTTATGGTTACCCCAAATGAACAGGCAAGAAACCGAAATCGTATTATTATTCCATATACTTTTAACAATAAAAATGTAGGATACATTAGCAGGTTCACTGATAATAGAATTCCTAAGTATATTAAAAATCAGCAGACAGGTTATGTCTTTGGGTATGATCAGCAGAAGCCAGAGTATGAAGTATGCCTAGTGTTTGAAGGTGTGCTTGATGCAATAAGCTTGAAGGGCTGTGCATTGGGACACGACACTATCAGTGAAGAACAGGCCACTGTTCTGAAACGTTTGCGCAAGAAAATCATCATAGTTCCCGATCAAGATAAGACAGGGCTTACTATCTGTGAGAGGGCGTTAGAATTAGGCTTTCATGTTAGTCTTCCTAATTGGGACAAAGACGTAAAGGATGCCAATGATGCTGTATTAAAGTATGGCAAGCTTCCTACCCTACTAAGTATCTTGCAAAGCGCAACAAACAGCAAAATTAAGATTGAAATGCAGAGGAATAAAATTGCTAAAAGAATATAACACCGATGTTCAAGAACTTTTTCTACGAATGATGGTTACTAACGCTGAGTTATATACTCGTGTTATGAACATTATGAATTCAGAAAACTTTGATCGCAGATTACGTTCGGTTGCTGAATTTATAGTAGAGCATACTACTAAGTATAGCATTATGCCTGATGCTACACAGATTAAGGCAACAACCGGCGAATCAATCGAACCTATTCAAGACTTGACTGATGGTCACTATGAGTGGTTCTTAGAAGAATTTGAATCATTTACTAAAAGACAAGAACTTGAAAGAGCAATTCTTAAAGCAGCAGACTTGCTTGAAAAGGGCGAGTTTGATCCGGTTGAACAATTGATTAAGGACGCAGTTCAAATCAGTCTACAGCGAGACATGGGTACAGACTACTTTGCTGACCCTAAGGATCGTCTTAACAAGTATTTTAATGCAGGTGGTCAGGTGTCTACTGGTTGGCCACAGCTTGATAGAGTCATGTATGGTGGAATGAGTCGCGGCGAACTTAATATCTTCGCAGGTGGCTCTGGTTCTGGTAAGTCACTCGTCATGATGAACATTGCACTTAACTGGCTACAGCAAGGTTTGAGTGGAGTATATATTACTCTAGAACTTAGTGAAGAATTGACTTCACTTCGCACTGATGCTATGTTGACCAACATGAGTACAAGAGACATTCGTAAAAATCTAGATGATGCTGAACTAAAGGTCAAGATGGCTGGTAAAAAGATGGGCAAGTATCGTGTTAAGGGTTTGCCAGCACAAAGCAATGTCAATGCAATTCGTGCTTATATCAAAGAAGTTCAGATTCAGACTGGTATCAAAGTTGATTTCGTAATGATTGACTATCTTGACCTTGTTATGCCGGTCAGTGTTAAGGTCAATCCAAACGACCAGTTCATCAAGGACAAATATGTGTCAGAAGAACTTCGCAATCTAGCGAAGGAACTCGGTGTTCTTCTCATCACTGCATCACAGTTGAATCGTTCGGCTGTTGAAGAAATCGAATTCGATCACTCTCACATTGCAGGTGGTATTAGTAAGATTAATACTGCTGACTATGTGTTCGGTATTTTTACGTCACGTTCAATGCGTGAACGAGGTAAGTATCAGATTCAGTGTATGAAGTCTCGTAGTTCTACAGGTGTTGGTCAAAAGATTGACCTTGAATATAATATTGAAACAATGCGTATTACAGATGAGGATCCGGAAGAAGGCAGAACACACACGCACACACCTAACCAGCTACTAAGTCAGATTAAAACAACAAGTTCAGTAAGCGAAACAGTTAATAATTTACCGATTACAGAAGCTAAAGTAGTATCAAATGTTGAAGGAGCAAAGTTAAAATCATTATTAAGTTCTCTCAAGAAAAACTAAAGGTTGAATAAATACAATATAGGATCCTTACTTACTATGCAAAAGAAAACTAAAAGCCTGCTTGAGGAATTACAGTCTTTTGGTGACACAAGAGACATGAACCACATCATTGAATCTCGTGCATCAAATATTATTACTAGTGCTATCAATTTAATTGAATTGATGCAGAAACAATATCCTTCTGATAAGGCTGAACTTCTTGAAAAGAAGCTTTTGAGTGCAATCAAAAGTAAAGATCAAGCTAGATTTACAAAGTCTTTGAGGAAGAAAAATGAAAATTAATGAATTTAGTCAACCGAAACAGATTGATGAAAGTGTAGCCGGCGCACTGTTTGGTGATACGCCCATGGCAGCACTAAAAGGTTTATTTACTGGAAAGGGCACCAAACAACAGATGATTCAGGACATCTTTCTGAAAGATTTCTATGATGATGCTTACACTTCACTTGATAATGCAATTAAGGGTCAACTGGTAAACACAGATTTAAAGGATCCATTAACTGGATCTACGCAAGTAAATCCCGCAGACATAGATCCTACAGACGAT